AACTTCAGTTCCTGCATTGAACCAACCTTCTTCTGTAAGGTCGACGCATCTTTTAACCCAGGCAAGGGTAGTCCGATCAGCCCGCACGAACTCAAGGATATCGCTGTGGTCAATGTCAAGGTGGCATACAACAGCGCCGTTCTTATACGTGCCACCTCTTCTAAGTGTTTCATTTAATTGTGAGTAGATTTTTGCAAATGATACTGGTCCAGAAGCCGTAAGACCCTTTCCGTTTTCACTTCCATTGGGTCTGAGCTTAGATAAATGGACCGCAACTCCTGCTCCATAACGGAGTCCATGGCTGACATATCGCCAGCTTGCTTCGATTCCATCCTTCCCCTCCATAGAGTCTTCTACAACAAAGACAGTACATGACACGGGTAGACGTCCTTCAGGATTATCAATCCAGTTTTGCACCCGCCCTGTGCGGGAGATGAAATTTGTCATTAGACTAGTTCTTCTAAATTTGGTGGTGAATAATTTGGTCCTTTTAATACTTTACCGTCTTCTCTAAATATTGGTTTTCCATATTCATCGAGCTTGGACATATTACTTTCATGTACTTTATCCATAGCTCTATCTAAATCCCATCCCATGTTTGCTGCGAATTGGTAGCAGACATAAACAAGATCAGCTAATTCTTTAAGACAGTCTGCATGTAGTTGTCGATTATCCCTGAACAACATACCTTCCGCTTCAAGGAACTCCTTGAATTCTTCAATGATTAAGTTCTTTTGTCTAGTCCGCGTGGCAACTGTTTTTGAATTCATGATCTGATAGACCTCCCTGAATTCCTGTGCCTGAGAAGACAAGAACGTCTGTTTCGTTGTGTCTGGATAGATTCTTACGCTTGACATGGGTGAGTTCATTTTGTAGGTAGACAATTGCTTTTTCTAGGTCTTCGATTTCATTATCTTTATGACCTGATCTGCATATATATTTAATGGCATTCCCTAAGTGGAATGAGAGTTCTTGATCACGAATAAAATCCCAGACTTGGATGGATCCCCGCTTGTAGTAGCTGGGAGAGAGGGGGGTTTTGGCCATTTTGATACTAAATTTGTGAGTGAATTAGATAATACATAGCACTGCTCTTGCAACGCCATAAATACTGTAACAATATCTTCTTTTTTAGTAGCTGGGTTTGTTATACTGTCATACAACAGCCTCAACTTTAGGTCCTGTTCCATCGTCAATTCTGTAATCGGCGCTGGGAGTCCAGGGTATTGGTCGTTTGTTTTGGAAGTCATAATCCTCTACTGTAAGTATTCTTGCTAGTCTAGCATTAACTAGAGCATCATCTTCTGTCATGCCTTTCTCTTCAAAGGATTCAACTACAGTTTTCCAACTATAACCTTTAGTTTCGAAGATAGTTTCAGCACGTTTGACGCCGACTCCAGGTATACCAGCGTAACCATCAGTTTGGTCTCCTGCCATCGATTGAATTAAATGCCATTTAGCACCATCAGATTCTTTTATTAGTGTGGAATCCTCCATGTTATAGAGTCTGCCTGGTATCTGTTTCATATCCTTATCAGGACTACAAATACAACAATCAGGATGTTGTGTAGCATAGATACCCATTGCATCATCAGCTTCTAATGTAGGCATTATGATGACTTCATATTGATTCTTCAGTGCGTTGATAACTCTTTTGTATCCGCACGGTTTTTTACGATTACGGTGTCCTTTGTATCCAGGTAAAATTTCTTTTCTAAAATTTACTGAATCAGAAAAGAATAAGATCACAGAAGGAACATCCCACATGAAATGTCCTTTTAATTTACTGATCTCTCTATTAGTTGCAGTTAATGCATCTGAGAATTTACTTGTTACCAATATTACATCGTCACCCCAATCGATTTCTGTTTCAGCAGCAGCACAAGACTTATAGACTATGAAGTCAGCGTCAATTAATAATTTCAATCCCAGAAATCCTCCCATCCTTCAGGTGTATGACGTTTGCTCCAGTTTATTTTCCATGTAGCAGGGTTTATATAAGCAATAATAACATTAGGAGCTGGTTTAGTATGATTATTAGGCTGAAAAGTTCCTGACCATCTTGGGTCATAATTTAAATGTTTAACATCTACTCTTAATAACTTATCGTCTTTTAATAAAACTAAGTCTGTATCGCCAGTTGGTGCAAGATTTCTAAAAACTTTTGCACCTCTTTTCATAGCTTCTGCAGCAACAAGAAGTTCATTAATAGCGCCTTTATGTCCAGTATCAGTGGACATCAGCCCAAGTTTTTCCTGATTTTGCTTCAGCAGCGATAGGTAATCTAACTTTGTAGTATTCTCCAGCTCTAACTGCTGACCATTCGAGGTGGAATTTGAGGTCATCTACTTCTTCCTCGCTCGTTTCAAATTGTAATTCATCATGAATGAATGCAAGTTGTCTAGTATTTGGTTGTAAATTTTCATTGGCTAATACCATCCATCTTTTGGCGATGACCGCCGCTGATCCTTGGAGGAGGTAGTTGAGCGCGACGTGCCTTTTGTCAACGCTGATATAACGACCGTCGAGTCCACGGACATAACCTCTTTCCGAAGCTCGTTCAACAGCCTCAAGGAGATCGGAAAGACCTTCAATGGCGTCAACATACGCATTGCGAATTTCCTTACCCTTTCTTGTTGCTTCAGCTTCCCCAAGGCTACCATCGAAGGATGTGCCGATCTTTTTGTCTCCTGCTCCATATAAGAATGCGTAGGTAACTGTTTTAACTTGTCTTCTACTGATTCCAATTTTATCAGCATTTTCTTGGTGGATGTCGCCGTTAAGTAAGATATCAGCGTACCGACCCTTATCGTAACGTGCGAGGTAATGAGCAAGCATCCTAAGTTCAATACCGCTAAGATCAGCTCCAACCATGACCATACCTGGCGGAACCGTAAACAGACGACGGAATCTTTCATCACTAGGTACTTGTGCTAGGTTTGGGTTTCGATGTGATGCTCGGTGTGTAGCACATCCTACAGAGCAATGATGATGAATCCTACTAGCACTCGTACATAATTTGTTCCATGCGTTCACGCCTTCTGAGATCATCCCAAGCTTCTTTGTCAGATCCAAAAGTCTCAGACATTGCTTCGAGAATGGATTGTTTATCTCGCTCAGAGTAGTCTCGTCGATAATAGGCTTCCCAGTAGTTGTCATCTGGGTTGGTGTCCAGCCAAAACGTGTCTGGAGTATCCATGCGATTTGATCTCGTGATGTAGGATTAAAGTCTTTTAGTTTTTGTAGTTCAGCATCTTTTATGTATCCCTGCCGTGCGTTATCTCGTTTAGGAGTGAACAACGCTCCTGCAACGTAAGGGAATTGTCTTCGAAGTAAGTCAGTAGTTTCTTCCAGCTCTCTTCGGAGAGTTGATTCAAGTTCCTGAGCTCCTCGTTCATCAAAGTACCATCCATTAATCTCCTGTTGTGTTAGTATTTCTGCTACCTTGTGCTCCATTTGGAGCCAGTCAGGTAAGGGTGGAAGTGGTCGCATAATTTTTTAGTAACAGCAACGTCTTGGATACAGTAATCTTCCATTTCTTGACTCCATTCTTTCCAGTCTGTAGTCTTTCCATATTCTCCTTTGTATTCACCTAGCCTGTATCCATACGCTTCAAGTGAATGACGTCCATATAATTGTAAGGGCATGTGTTTCCAATTACGCTCTTGATCTACTCGCATAAGTCGTGGATGATAGAGGCGACTAAGGAGCAAGGTATCAATAATAGTAGCATTAGTGGTAAAAAAGGGAAAACACTTTCTAATAACTGGTAGATCGTACCCAATAATATTGTGGCCAATAATAACATCAGCTTGTCCAAGGTACTGAACTGCTCGTACAATAGGAGACGACATCCCTTTGCCAGGGTATTCATCATTGTACGATAGTATCTCTTTAACATCTGAGTCATAGTAGGCAATGCAGTGGATTTGTGTTACATCTTTTAATAGTCCGTCAGCTTCAAGGTCAAAAATGAGGGTGGTCACTTACCTTTCCAATGATACGTCTTGTCTTTAAATTTAGCTTTTTCTATTGCCTCCTTTGTAGGTGGGTTAGGTTTCTTGAGATAGGTATACCATGGATGTTCATAGTTACCATTCTCAAAAATCGGTGGCTGGGTTAAAGGTTGTGGTCTCAGCTTCATGTTCAATGAATTTACAGGTGGATAAATCATATTCTAATTGGCATGCGACGCCAACTTCGCCTGAGTAGCGATTCTTAAGGACTCGCACTGTTGTAAGACTTCGTTGAGCATCGGTCTGCTGATCTCTTTCAAGTGCAATGACTTGATCTGAGAGTTGAGCAATGGCAGCAGATCCCCTAAGTTGTCCCAGGGTGACCCTAGCTCCTTCTTCATGGTTTGTATCACTGTTCGTTCTCCTTAAATGAGAGACAAGAAATAACGCTATACCGGTGCGTTCGACTAATGATCTTAGTCTAGTCATGGTGGTATCTATCATGCGACGTTCGTCGCCGTCTAGCCCACTTAGAAGGATTGAGAGATGATCTAGGAATATAACACGGCACTCCAGTCCGGTTGCCATATATTCAATTCTATTATATATAAGATCTGGTTCGAAAGAACCAAAGCCATCAAAAAGATAGAGATTCCAATCGGCAATAGTTCGCTGGAAAATAGATTTGAGTTTTGATTCCTCATGTTCTCCTATATGTAAGGGTTCTTGTGCAGAGACAGACATGAGTCCGAGGGCGGTTCTCCTATTACTTGATTCAAGTTCCAAGATTCCAACCGACTCTCCCGAATCACATAGTCCAGCTGCAAGCTCCCTACAGAATGATGTCTTTCCTGTACCAGAGCCTGCAGTAATTGTCGTAAGTTCTCCGTACCTGATCCCGTGAAGTTTCTCTTGTAATCCTTTAAATTTGTACTCATGTTGACATGGTGTTTCTGGTGTTGTTACTAGTGTTAGTAGTGACTTTCCATCGACTATCCCATCAGGTCTATAGGGTTTAGCATCCCATATAGCCTTTCTTATAGATTCTGCATCATCTGCCTGAAGCGCGTCAGATGCATCTTTATAGGTGACAAGGCGAGCAATCTTAACTTTACCAGGTGGTAATACGTTCGCCGCCTCCTCCGCAGCCTTGCGGCCAGGTTCGTCGGTGTCGAAAAATAATACGATTTCATCGTAGCCTTGAAGCCACGGAATTTGCTTCTGAATATCTTTCTTCGCCGAGCTCGCGCCGTGAGGTAACGAGACCATAGGCCATCCTGACATTGCCTCGTAGCATGAGGC